ATTCAAGAGCTCACGCTCATCCGGTGATAGAAACCAATTCTTTTGGCCTTGCACATACATCGTCTCTTTAACTTGGGCCCAGAGCTGTTGCATGTCTACGCCATGGTTGACGTCTATGTCTTTTACCGCGAGTACCCAGAATCTTCGATTCCCGGACGTGTCCGTCAAAAACTCGCGTGCGTTGACACTCGCGTAGAAAGCCGTACGTCTTTGATAGGTCGTGAAAGCTCTGTCGTATGGCAATCTAAGTTCATCCGTCTTCGCCGTAACAAACGCTTTCAGCTGATCGATGTCACTCTTCTTGAACGTGGACTCTATCTCTCCGAGCTCAACGATCCAATGACTCACCGCCCGCTTTACGCTGTCCTTATCAGAAGGATTAAGTGTTGCCCCTTCTAACAGCCAACCACGGTCGTAATCGCACAGTCGCTTGAACCACAGCGTCTTACCCAGGCCTTGTGCTCCCTGCAAAACGAGTATGCCTTCGAGCTCAACGCCATTGACTTCGTAAGCAGCGGCCACACAACTTATCAGCCACTTCTTCATCAGCATCTCTTTTAACTGGTTTGAGTCATGAGTAACCAATGAATCAAGAAATGCCTGGAGCCTGTCTCTGCCATCCCAGGGCGCTGAATTGATCCACTCCTTCACTGGGTTGTATTCTCTGGCCAGGATCTTCAAATAGTCTCGCACCTTGGTATGTGGGATCCCCATGTTAATGCACCGATCTTCGATCTCAATGAGGCTGGCCTCCTCTTTCATGTCAGCGATAAACTTCATGTTGGGTATCTCTATCTCCATGCGCTTTTTAATCACGTTGTAGCGCACCTCTATGTCATGCGTCTTCATTACCCCATTGATGTTGTCTTTAGTATTAAGGAACCGTCCAGCCGCAGATCTCTGGAAGTCGTACTCAGTCGGTAGGTCCAATTTTTGCATCGCGGGTATGACTTCGCCTTCAACGGATTCGATCTCTTCGAGCTCGTTCTTGTGGTCGTTGTAATCACCTTGTGTCTCTGGCATTAAGACCTCTGCCTGCCCTTTGTTCTTGCGCACATACTGGCAGGCCTTAGTTGCCTCCTTTTCTCCGGTTTTACTATCATCGTTATCGGCGATGAACACATGCTTGCGATCAGCGAAAAACTCGAACATCGTCTCTGCGACCGGCGTAAGATTGTAAGCATCAAAGGCCACGATCACTGGCTGTGAGAAGTCAGCGTAGACCGATGCAGCTGTGGCATATCCTTCTGCGTAATTGAGTATGTCTGAACTTTTTAAGATCTCCGATCCAAGTATAAAAAAGCTACCGCTTTTTTTGGAACCAGTAAGAAAACGTTTGCCGCCGTGTTCATCGATGTATTGGATCCCCACAATCGTCATCTGCTTGTCATACAGCGGAATCATAAGGTTGCCATGTTCGTCTGCTCTAAGGCCATAGGAGAGGACTTTTTTCTTCTCTAAGTAAGAGTGTTTCTCACAAGGTTTGGCCTTCTCCCAGAGGCTCTGAGCACGCTTGGCGGACTTAGAATACTTCTCCTGTTGTTTGACCTCAGCCTGCTTTTGTAAGGCTGCTATCTCTGCTTTTTGTTCTTTGGTTATTCTGCGCTTTTGTTGATTCTCCGATTTCCAGACAGCCGTGGGTTGGTCAGCCGAGATACGATAGTCACCCAATCGTCCAAATGGAATCGATTGATCGATCCACAGCTGATACCAACCCACTAACTTTCTTTGACCACCGACATTTATGTAGGCCCGACCAATAGACCCATCGGTAATCAAACCCTTTTTTGGGTCCGGTTCCAAACCATGTTCTGCCAGGAATTGACTGAACTGGTATTGGTGATCTGTAGTGAATGGAGTGTTAAAATTTTTTGGTTTGCTTGGTCTGGTTATTTTGAGAGTCACATTTATTTCCTGGTTGGTCTTGCTTTAATTATTAAAGTGTATACAATCCTATATTAATTTATGATAATAAGCAAACAACATTTTAGGAGATCATTATGAGTTTGACAATAAGCACGGAAGGGGGCGGAGAAGACTTCGCTAAATTACAACCAGGTATCTATGAAGGTACTTGTTTCAGAATCGTAGATCTTGGAACAAGAGAAAAAGAGTTCAAGGGCCAAGTCAGTAAGAAAAAAGAAATACGCTTGGACTTTGAAATAACCAAAGCCGTAGATCCAGACGACAATGAAATTTTGATGCAGGATGACAGGCCTTTCGGTGTGAGCAAAACTTACACTGCATCTTTATATGAGGCAGCAAACCTTAGAAAAGATTTAGAGAACTGGAGAGATAAGACTTTCACCGAGGAAGAACTTGCAGGTTTTGATGTAGGAGTTTTGGTCGGCATGACTGCCAGAATAGGTGTAGGACATACCGCACCAAACCCGGAGAGAGGTTTTGCTGGCGGCAATGCCAAGATCCTCAAACTATCAAGACCAGACGGTGGCGTACAAAAAGTGGCCACAGTCAATCCGCAAGTAACCTTTGACCTTAGCGTTTACTGCGATGAGTTTAATGGCAACAGCAACGATGCAACCAAAGCCATGTGTGATATTTTTGATGCCTTACCAGACTTCGTGCAAAAGGACATAGAAAATAGTTTTGAATATCTAGCAGCGGTTGAAGATGGTGACAGAGAAGAACCGCAGAAAGCATCCGAGCCTGGCCTAGCAGATTTAGCTAAACCAGATGAAGATGCGGATGACGATATTTCTAGCAAAATACCGTTTTAGTTTGACGCTGTAAGTAGTTGGAATTTTCTCCATAGATTCTCACAACGGCTACTTACATTGTATGGCAGAGGTTTAAGGTTAGACCTTTACATGTGTCTTTGAAGTGCAGACATTGCCAAGAGCACTTCACTTGTTTTTATATGGTATGAGCACCATGCAGACAGAGGTTTTATGAGGAGTTATCCCCTTGTGCTAAATCTTGAAAATGTCTTTGAAGTGTAGGCATTGTCGAAAACACTTCACTTTTAACCAGGAGATAAAATGGAAAAAACACAAGACCCAATCAACCCAGAACATTACCGGCAAGGCGATGTCGAGTGCATCGATGCGATCAAAGCATCTTTGCCTACCGAGGCCTTTCACGGCTATCTAAAAGCAAGCGTCTTTAAATACTTATGGCGCTATGACAAAAAAGACAACCCAGATATTTGTTTAGGTAAAGCGCAGTGGTTTTTAAATAGACTTATGCAGGAGCATGCTAACGAGTACGGTGTCACCGAAGATCTCTGGACCATAGAACAAGTCGAGGCAGATGCAGATAATGAAGAGGGACCTTGGTGAGCGAAATTCATTACAATGTTTTTTCGTTGCCAGCGGCATTGATGATAGAACATGATCTGTCCGATGACTTGGTGCAAACTTTAAACAACTACCTGGACAAAGAGCGACTAAGCCAGGACAAAAAATCAGCAGGCGATAGTCTTATTGGCCAGATCCACCAGGGCGAACAACTTGAAATGGATTATGAGCTAGAAGAACTAAAGCTATTTAGAACCATAGTTGAGAACTTAGGTGTTAGTTATTTACGCCACTTCGTTGAGTTTACCAAGTCGCAGATCCAGCCAAAGAAAGTATCGATGGATAAACTTTGGTCGGTTCATTCTTATGCTGGAGATTACAACCCGATCCACGATCATCTTACGTCTTCGCCGATGGGTATTTCTTTTACCTGCTGGACTAAGATCCCAGATCAAATCGCCAAGCCTGGCGAACAAGAGCAGCTCCACTATGATCTTTATAACAGCTCCGGAGCCATAGACGGCTACATCAATTTTACTTATGGCCTTAATCAAACTGGAGATCCAGAAAGATTGCGGCCCTCACAATCACGTTATGTTAAACCAGAGGTCGGCAAGCTGCTTATGTTTCCGTCCTGGATGCAACACTGTGTTTATCCGTTCTTTGGAGACGGCGAGCGCAGAACCGTGGCAGGCAACCTCAACGCATTTAACCTAACACCCGAACAAATACAGGAGGCCAGCAATGGAGTTTAAAGAAGGAATATATGAAGACATGCCGTTTGAAGAGTACAACGAGATCCCGGCATACCGAGCATCGGACATCAAACAAGTAGAGCAATGTGTCTACACCTGGAAGAATCAAAAAGGTTTTTCTGACTCACCAGCTTTGCTGGAAGGCAGAGTGCAACACACGGTGTTCCTGGAGCTGCACAAATTTGACGATGAGTTTGTGATACAGCCAAACATCGACCGCCGAACAAAAGCCGGCAAAGAGGCCTATGAAGATTTCCTTGGTGGTGTAGGTAGCAGAACACCTATCACTCAAGACTTATATGAAACTTGCATGGAGCGCAGGAAAATAGTCCAGGATCTAATTCCTAATAAGCCAAACGATAAAACCGAGCTGACTGTTTGTTATATGTTTCATGGCCAACCATTTAAGTCTAGGTTTGATTGGTATGACGGCCAACACGTTTGGGATCTAAAAACATGCCGGGACGCATCGCCCAGAGGATTCAGACAAGCGATTAATAATTTTAAATACCACATGCAAGCTGCACTTTATGTTGATGCCTGTAAGGCCGTAGGATTGCCTGTAGATGGATTTTCTTTCTTGGCCCAGGAGAAGGCCCATCCTTATCCTTATGTGGTTTACACCATGTCTAGTGAGGCCCTGGAATATGGCCGAGCTAAGAATGAGCAAGCACTACATAGATTGTTAGAGGCAGAGAAAAACGATGACTACAAGCCTTACAACTTAGAGGGCCCGCAGATTATAGAACTCGGAGATCTATACTAACGATTCGTAAATATCCATGTGGCGTTGTTTATTGCAAAGCCAGAACACCAGCAAGTATCTATCACCAGATCCAACCGGCAAACCTTTGTGCAAGTGCGTAAAGCTAGGAAAGATTAAAGCATGGCCTGTCGGCAAAGGTTTCATGGATCCGTGATTATGAAACTCTGTGCCACCACCTTCATAGCCACCAGTATTGAGCGGCACTACCACACTAATATCCGAGCTTTCATCATGGTGCCAGGCCCCTTGTTTTTTGTCTTTAAGATTGTAGTTGGCTATTTGTATGCTAGATGGATCTGCACAACTTCTTTGCCAGATGGCCATAAAAATAGGATTGAGTACGGTTTGTACTACGAACCACATGTTTCTATACAGCTCTGGACATTGCTCTCGTAAAACTATTTCTGGTATCTGCCGTAACTCATCTTCATCGGCATTGCCCTCAAAACCTATTTCTTTGCGCATCATTTCTATTTCTTCGACCAACAGTTTGCAAAACTGTCGCCGAAACAATGGGATCTTGTAAACTTCTGGAAAGATCTTTTTAGCCATGGTGTGTATCGGCGTCTTGTCCATTTTATCCATGCCGTCAGCTGCAACATATTTAGCAACCAAAGGAATTGTCTCCTGGACAGCATCATAGGTTGCTTGGTTAATCATCCAGTGGGATTGCATGCTGAGAAGATAATTTTTTAGCTTATACATGGTGAATTAGTTTATCATACATTTTTTAATAATTAATTGTATATATGTGCAAAAGCGTATACAATTCGTCCATGGATATACACACTGAAAATAATAAAATGAGAAAAAGTTTGGCAGTAGATGTTAAAACTTATGATCTTTTGCAAGAAATATGCGAGATGGAACGCAGGTCCAAAATAGATCAGCTAAAAGTTTTAATTGAAAAAGAACATGCAAGATTAAAACAGCATGATTCTTTTGCAAGAGAAGAGCACAGGGTTGCCGTTGAAGGTCCTGGATCCACTGTCAAGATCTAATGTTTAAAAACATTATGTCGCAAAAAACTAAACCTCAATCTTATAAACCCGTGCTTGAGGCACCGGAAGTCATTGAGCTGTTTAGCAGACTTACCTTGCATCAACAGGCCGCGCTGTTAAGACTTATATCCAGAAACCTAGAGATAGTCCTTAACGATGAATCCCACATGGGATATGAATTAGATTATGAAGTTGTTGGGGCCATGATCCAGGCCACCGAGTCTACCGACTAAGCTCTGGCCTTTCTCGCAGTTTTTGTCCGAGCAAAAGATCTGTTTTTGCTTTTATGAACCGCTCGTAAATTACTTGCAGAGTTGTCCAGAGGATTACCATTTTTATGATGTACGTCTAGGTTATCACCCTTCTTTACTTTACCGGACTTGAGAGCAGCACGCCTGGCGGCGTTCCTAGAGGCTCTCTTTTTTATTTGTTCTGGCCTGCTGTGATAGTTTTGGTATTCTTGTTTGTAATCGCGGGCCATTAGCCTAGTCCTGCAATCCCCGCTTGTTGACGCATAGCGATCTCACGATCTGCCTCGTCTGGCAGTATTGATGGCGATAAACTGGCCATACCCATGTCTGGTGCCTGGTCGGCAAACAACTGGCCCTCAACCTCTGGCACTGAAAATTCTTCAATAGACTGCGCAAGTTGATTGCTGCTTGGTAGAAGTTTGTTAGCAACTTCTGAGGTTGATACTTGTCTAAACATACCCTCATTTGGAGCCATAGGATCAAACTGCATAGAAACTGCTTGGTTTTCCGGCATTGGTTCTGTCGTTTCACCCTGTAATCCCTGCAAGACCGCTCTGACCTCATCTCTTATTTCTGGGTTAGCTGCCTGTATTTGTAACAACCTTCTCACATGTTGAGCCATTGAATTTGGGTTAGTAGCAACGATTTCTGTACCCTCTGCCAACCATCTTACAAACCCTGGATCCGTCATAAGTTTTGCCACACCAGCTGGTGCAACCAAAGTTCCAAGACCCATTTCAAGAGTACCAAATGTTGTAGCCGCGCCTGCCGCACCGAGCCAACCAAGTGCATGAAAACTTTGAGCCGTGCCAGAAGGATTACCTGCTAACTTTGCTGAATCTCTAATTCTTTGCACCGTAAATGCTAAGTTGTCTAATTCTTTTACTAAATCACCAAATTCTGAACCTCTAAATAAAGCATCTTTTGCTTCTTTTGACATAGCGTTCCAGTTCTTCATAAAAGTATTTGGAGAAAAACCAGACTTAGCTATGTATTCAGCACCAGTCTCTACACCGAGCTCTACACCCTCTGCCATTCCTGGTGTGGGCAATCCCATTCTACCTAGCATATAGCCTGGCAAAACAGAAAATTCATCTGGTGTCAAAACCTCTTTAAGTTTTAATATTCCAGACGGACCCTCCTTAGTTCCGTTTACTATGCCCCTTAAAGCGCTCTCTATGGTAGATCCTTCTTTATTTAAAATATTGTCAATGTAAGCTATAGGCCCAGACATTTTATCCATATTGGTTCTTACAAACGTGTTGGCTTGTTTATACGAGGCCTCTAAAGCCTCATCTCCAAAAGAACCAACATGATTGTCGAGCACTTGTGTAATTGCTCCAATGACTTGTTTGATTTCAGTTTTTTGTGATTGCGATGTAGCGCCGTTTGCTACAGCATTTCTCGTATCTTCCATTAATTGTGTGCGCAGCCTTCTTAAATCTTTCCAATTTAAAACACCGTCACTAAAATCTTTTAATATAGGTTCAAGCTGCGCTAATCCAGTTGCACTTGTTCTATCACCCACTGCTG